TGTTTGGTATGCCGCCACGCAAACTAGGAACTGGCGTTGATGGAACTAGCGACACTTACAGCAACCTAACAGACGAAGAAACAGCCTACTTCCGCGAAACTTTACAGGCTTATACACGGCCTGTTCAAGAAGCTCTATCCGCTTGTCTGCCACGCGGCCAAAGAGTTGAATTCCTTTGGGAAGATCTAATTTTGTCAAAGTCTGCACGTTTAGCAATGTGGAAAGATGCTATTGATGCCGGAATTATTACACCGCAGTATGCCGCAATGAAAGAAGGCCTAGATGGATAACCTAGAGATTAGAAAGTTTGAAGTCCGCTTCAATGAAGCAGAATCAGGCGAATTTACCGCGCTAGCCGTTCCTTACGGCGAAGAAGCCAATATTGGCGGACAATATTTTGAAAGATTCGCGCCAGGCGCAATTGAATCGGTTGAAGGCGTTCCAATTTTTTACGGACACGATTACACCCGCCTACCAATTGGTAAAGCTGTTCGCGGAGAAGATACAGAAGCGGGATACCAATTCACCGCAGAACTAACGCCTGGACTACAGGCCGCGCAGGAAGTTCGCGCAGCAATGTCACACGGCACACTCAACACAGTTTCGGTTGGCTTCGTTCCGCTTGAAAGCGAGAAAGACGGCCAAACGATTACCCGCAAACGCGTAAGGATCGCTGAAATTTCAGTTGTTCCGTTCGCCGCCTATTCCGGCGCGGAAATTCAAGAAGTTCGCCAGGAGAATGAAATTCTTGCGGACGAATCAACCCCTATAGAACAGGAAGTTACATTGTCAGAGAACATTGAACTAGACGTTCGCTCAATGCAGGAAGAAGTTGCAGAACTTCGCCGCGTTGTTGAAGCGAACGCCGCGCCTGAAGCGCCTGTAGCCGCCGAATACCAGAACATCCGTTCTTTCGGTGAATACGTCAAGCGCTTCGCAGAAGGCGACACCGCAGCAGTTGAACTGGCACGCGCCGCTTCTACTTCTGCAGACACCTACGCAGCCCCCGCCTTTATTGGTTATGTAAATACCCTAGTAAACGCTAACCGCCCTTCTTGGAACGTTTGGAGTAAGGCAACCCTTCCGGCTACCGGAATGACTGTGGAGTATGCAAAGATCACCGCTAACACTCTAGCTATTGGTGAGCAAGACCCTGAGAACGAAGCTCTATCTTTTGGTAACCTAACGATTGACAATGTTTCAACTTCGGTCAAGACTTACGGCGGATACACTACTGTTTCAAAGCAAGCTGTTCTTCGCGGATCAGTAGATTATGTTGGTCAGGTATTTGAAGGCCTAGCAGTAAGCTACGCTAACGTTACTAACAGCGCAGCAAAGGCCGCAATTGCAGCCCTTGACTTCACCGGAAAAGTAATGGATCTAGACGGCGGAACTGCCGCTTCAATTATTGAAGGCCTAATTGATGGCGTGAAATACATTAAGCAGAATTCAGGCCTAAACGCAGAGTTCATTCTATGTTCTGCAGATTCCTACAAATACTTTATGAAGATTGCGGACAGCTCAGGCCGTCCAATTGTAAACGTAAACAATGACGGCTCAAACACTTTCGCAACCGCGAACAGCGATTTGACTGGCTCAATTTGGGGAATTCCTGTAATTGTAGACGTTACTTTGGGAACTGGCTTGGCTTACCTGGCTAACTCTCGCGCTCTCCAGGTTCTAGAAGCTAACGCTTCGGGAACTAGATTGACTGATTCAGACGTAACTACTTTGACTGACACTCTTTCGGTATATGGATTCGCAGCGATTACCGCGCCAATTCCCGCCGCAATTGTGAAGTTGGACGTAACCGCCTAAAATGGCCGTCACAGTAGTAGAGTTCCGCGCCTATGTTGGAACTGATGAAGATTCAAGCTTTATTGATGAATGTCTAACGGCAGGTCACGCTTTAGTTACGCGCTTTATTGGCACGGCAACTAACGTTCCTGTTCCTGTTCACGATAACGCTGTCCTTATCGCTTCTTCGGAACTCTACTACCGCCGGCAGTCACCGCAAGGCGTAAGCCAATTCGCGGCTTTTGATGGTTCACCTGTTCGCGCTAGTAAAGATCCTTTGACGGCAGTAACGCCTTTGTTATTGCCTTACTTAAGTTATCCGGTATAAAAATGCCGGTGAACGAGATCACGGCTAGCAGAATAGAATTTGCTTTAGCGCTTTCCGCTTTAGGCTTGAATGTCAAAGATCACGTGGACGAGATAACTACACCTAATTCAGTAACAATTTCACCTGGAAGTCCTTATCTTGAACCGCAGACAGTTGCGGACAGATGGCTAATGAAATTAGATCTAGTAGCTGTAGCGCCAATTGGCGCAAACAGGAAAATGGCTGAATGGATTGATGCCTTGATTGAAAGATTACTTTCGGGGATGCCTGATTACGCAACAATTACAAATGTTTCACAGCCCTACGGATTACAAACAAATAACGCAGTATTTCTAGCCGCTAACATATCGGTTGAAATGCGAATAACACTATAAGGAAAAAAAATGGCTATTGCTATTCCGCGCGTAATTGCGCGAAACATTGTTTTCAAAATTGGAACTACTTCCTACGCGCCTGAACTAAGCAACATTGAACTGACGTTAGGTGATGCGCCAGGCGGACTGCAAACTTTCACGGAAGTTAGGCCGTCAGGGGAATACAGTCTTTCTCTAACAGGATATGTTTCGGGAGATGCAGATTCGCTTTATCGTTTGCTATACAGCTCACACGGATCAGAAGCAACTTTCACTATCATTCCAGGCGGCGGAACTGAAGGCGCAGATAACCCGAAGTTTAGCGGAACTGTAATCTTCAATGAGCTTCCGCCAATTAGCCTTACCGCTAATGATGAAGTCCAGTTTACTGTAACGCTACGAGTGAAGAACACCGGCCACGATCCCGCCGCGCTTCTTTACTATGGTGTTTCTATGGACGTAACCGCCTAAAATGGCTGATTCGGATTCAATTAGAATCCCTGATCTCGCTAGAATCCAAAAAGCAATTCGCGATATGGGCGCGGACAGAAAAGAACTTTCTCAGGCTAGCTACGAAGCCGGCCAGATTACTGCCGATTCTGTCAAAGCCTTTATGCAGCCTTACAGCAGAACAGGCAAACTTAGAAGCACAGTAAAGGCTTCTAAGTTGGCCGGTAAGGTTCAAGTTGTTGCGGGTAACAATACAACAGCAACTTACGCGGGTGTTGTAAACTTTGGATGGATGAAAGTTTCATCTGCACACGTCAAAGCGCCGGCTTCAAAAAAGCGCAAGACTGGTAACCCTAATATCAAAGCTCAGAGATTTTTTCAAAAAGCGTTGCGTGCAACTAGGCAAGAAGTTTTAGATAAGTATCTTGAAGGCTTACAGAAATTAGTAAACAAATATGAAAGGAAAGCTAATGGCTGAATTCAAGGTTGATCTAGGCAAAATGACACTAGGTGAGCAGGATCTTTGGGAACAACTATCGGGAACACGTTTACAGGAACTTTCAAAAGTTGGACTGACTGGCCGCCGGCTAGCAGCTCTTATCTTTATTTTTGCTAAAAGAGAAAACCCTGAAGCAAAGATGGAAGATTACCTGAAACTAAATATGGAACAGGCTTCTGCATATATTGCAGATGATGACGACACAAAAAAAGATTAGACAAACTTAAAGAGATGGCCTGGTTCTGTTTGCGGACAGGCTTTCAACCGGCAGATTATTGGAATTTAAAAGTTGAAGAATATCAGGCGTTTCTTGAAGTTCTAGAAGAAATAGAAAAATGACTTTTCAAGTAAAAGCTGAGATCCTTCTCAATAACGCCAATTGGGAAAAGAATCTGAAAAAGACTTCCAAACAAATGGAAGGCTTCGGTAAGTCTATGAAAAGTATTTCTAATGGCATAAAGGCGGCTTGGGCGGGCGTAGCGTTGTTAGGAATTGGCGCGCTTTATGATGGCATTGTTGATGTTACTAAGGCCGCAGCAGAAGAAGCAAAAACAACGGCGCTTCTCAATTCTGTTCTAGATAAGAACTGGAAAGCAACTGATCAACAAAAAGCTTCAGTAGACGATTACATAAATTCAATTGGCGCGCTAACAGGCATCCTTGATGATGATCTGAAAAAAGCCTATTCCACAGTTGCCAGGCAAACGAAAAGCCAGGAGAAGGCTAACAAGATGTTGGCTTTATCAACTGACATTGCCGCAGATAAAAACATAAGCGTAGAGAAAGCCGCCAAACTTGTTGCTAAAGCAATGGCCGGCAACCAAAACGCGTTCAATAGACTTTATCCTTCTGCCGCCAAATATGGAGATGCTTTAGGTTACGTCACTCAGCAAACTGCAGGACTGGCGCAATTAGCGGGAGAAAATAATCCGTTTGCCAGAATTGATTTTATAATCAACGAATTCAAAGAGAAAGTTGGAATGGCTTTTCTACCGCTAGCAAACAATGTTGCGGAATGGTTAGGCGGAAAAGAAGCTCAGGCAGGTTTTGATAAAGCCGCTAAGTATGTTCAGGACACTTTCTCATATTTCACTTCTCCAGAAGGCCAGGCCGCAATTGCTGAATGGTATGAAAAAGTGAAGCTTCTTATAAACAGAATTTCCGAAGTTATGGAAGGCCTTCTAGAAATTGCCAATTCACCGGCCATAAAATTTCTTACTAAAGACACTACTAGCGGACTTTATGACGAGAACGGAAAGCCTAAAGCTTCTCCATTCGCGCCTAATATAAAACCTTCAGGAAAAACTGGCATTGAAAAAATTGCTGACTTCTTTAGCGGAAAATCTTCAACGCCGTCAAAGCCTACTTATCAGGGTAATTCAAGCGACAAAAATCAAGCCCCGATAAACATAAATTTTTATGGAAACACTTCTGCAGAAGATCAACTAAAAGCCTTGAAAAGACTTGCAGCTCAAAAGGGATTGCCGTTTAGTAAGTTACTAGGCTAATGGGAACAAGATCCAGAACTTATCTCGCTTCTGACTGGCAAATATGGCTTTATAAGCCGGTTGCCGGTAAGTTTCGCCTTGACTTTTCCGCGCTGAATGGTTCAGATGTTTTAGGCGCTGTTGGAGATACTGGATCGTTTGCAGTAATGCCGTTTGATATTACTGGAATACAGATTGATGATGGCCAAAGGCCAGAACAAGGAGTATTCTTTACAATTCCTATTTCAACAATGTCTTTCTCCGCGCAACTAGATGCCTGGTCAGAAGATACTGCAAAGGAACTTTATAACGGCAAACAAATATTTGTAACTTTGAAAAATGAGAATTCTTTATCTGATCCTATTTTTGGAAAAAATACTGTCTTTTTTATGGGTCAAATAGATTCACTAAACATTGAAGTAGATCCAATAAACAGGGTAACTAACTTGACTGTTACCGCAACAGACTTTTTCAATGCGGCAATGAATACACCTATGCGAATGACTAAATCAACAGTTAGTCCAAAGAGCTTTATTTTGGATGAAACTTTTCTTTTACTTAGTTTCAACGGCCTAGTAAATCCTTACGTTGGATTTTTATTTTTATCTGATATCGGTTCAACTTATGAAACTAACGCAACTGAAACTAAAGCTTTAGGTGAATGGCTTAACGATTACATTGATTCCGAAGTTGCTTACATTGTCGCCAATTCAAGGAATTATAAATCAGGTCCAGACTGGTTCTTAACTAGATACATTGAACTTAGAACAATAAAGGCATTATCAGGAACAGGGAGAACAATTCCAGAATCTGTTATAACCGGCCTAGTTATTGCAGAAGATGGCGCAAATTCGCCTACTTCCTTTGAACTATCTAACAGCTCAACTTCATATTCCTACGGAATTTCTTCTCAAAGTGTTGTTAGTAATCCAAATATTTATTCTCAAAGTTTTGATGTTGCAAGCGCTTATCTAAAGCCAATAGCTGACAAAATTACGGAATTCGTCCAGGCATTGCAGCCGGTTCAAGTTACTGTTAGAACGGCGCAAACTTATCAAACGTTAGTTTTTGATAACACAAAACCATATTTTGCACACAATGAT